ATGGAAGTCAGCATCGCCCTTATGATACTCTTCAATTACGCTATCAATTTGTGCATGTCTGTCTGATCCAGATAAAGACGCACAGTAATGCACGAGTAATCGAGGCTCTTGGCTAGAGTAATCAAAGCTTCCCCATCTCTCACCGTCTTCTGGAATAAACAATCCACGGATCAAGGACTTAATCTCAGGATCTCGCGCGGGTAGCTGTTGCAAATTAGGGTTAGAACTGGAGAACCTTCCTGTCACCGTGCCTCCGTCATCGGATCTTAGCTGATGAAACTCCGCATGAATACGTCCTTTGTGTGCATGTTTAAGAATACTATCAATAAAAGTGCTCTGCGCTTTATCTAACTCCCGGAGACGTAAGATGTTTGCCGCAATCGGATGCGGACACCCTTGCAACCATGCCTTTGTAAACGATGGCTTGTTAGAATTCTCTGTCTTGTTGTACGGTATGTTGTGATGATCAAAAGCTTTAGCCACACTAGTTGATACCCACGGCTCAACTTCAAAGCCCACGTCTTTCTTAATCTCTAAATTAATAACCTTCTTCATTGCCAGAAGATCTTTCTTCACACGTTCCGCACCATCAACATCCACTCGAACACCGCGTTCACGCATATCAAGCATTAACGGTATTAGGCTTGTCTCTAGTTCAAAGATAGACGTTAGCTCTTGTGCACCAAGCTCGACTTCAAACCTGTTCCATAGCTTCAAGGTCATTCGAGCATCTTGTTCTGCGTACACCCCTACGAACTTTGCAGGTAATTTCCACAGCTCGCTTTTAGGATCCACACCAAAACTCTTAGCTGCCGCCCTTAAACCCTTCTCGTTCTTTCTCATGTCGATGTAATCTCTGCCAAGATTATTTAGACTGTAACTAAATCTGTTTTCATCAATCAATGGAGCCGCAACCATCGTATCAATGATCTTGCCCTCGATCTTAACGCCTGCCCATCTTAACCAGCCAGCATCATAGGTTGCGTTGTGCATGATCTTAGGAATATTTGGCGTTGCTAATTGAACCTTTAACCATTCCATAACACGGCGTTGTGTAAGGTTGCCTCCCCCTTGGTGCTTAATCGGATAGTATCCGTCAAAGTCTCCCGCAGAAATTGCAATCCCTACAATAAAACCGTCGTTCCGCGCCCAACCTGGGCCTAGTGTTGTTAAGTTTGGATCACAGGTTTCTAAATCAATTGCCATGTAAGTGCATTTTGTTAGATCAGGAAACTCATCTGGAGCTGTCCAATCCGTTTCAATCAGATTAAACTCTTCTCGCTCCCAAAATGATAATGTACTATTTCCTCTAACCATTAAGAGTTCTCCTCATCATCGTATAAGATCGAGCCTCTGATCCAAACATCCAAGGCATCTCTAGGAAAAGAACCTGATCTATTGGAAATAACCTCGCCATTCTTAAACAAAAACAAAGAAGGAATACTACGAACGCCTAACTTGCTTGGTGTCCCCGGATTTTTATCAATATCCATCTTAACTATTTTAATTTTACCCTGGTACTTTTCTGCAAGCTCCTCAAGTGCAGGTGCTATCTGCAAACATGGCTTACACCACTCCGCCCAAAAATCTACTAACACTGGAACATCGCTCTTTAGAACGTCTTCCTCGAACTGCTCATCTGTACTGTTTATCATTCTTCGCCTCCTAATGCTGCATAACCGCAAATGTCTACCCAACTATCCTCGTGATCTGGTGTCTCGATTAATCTGGATACTTTTAATTGCACCAGGCATAAATACACTTGGTCAACTGAAATGTCCCTATCCAAGATAACAGACCACAACCTTGCCACACGCATGTGGTTTACGGTTGCATCACCATAGTCCTCGGCTCTGGGACCATTGATATAGCCCTCTGCTTTTTGTAGTATTTCTTCTCGTCTCATATATCGTACCTGTACTTTGAACTTGTTTCTATTATGTGAAGATTTTCTTTTGTTCTTGTTATACCTGTGTAGAAAATCCTGTGCTCGTCGTCGGGAAATCTGCTGTTAACGCATGGGTAAGCGGACTCTGTTAACAACATTATATTATCATCCTCCCCACCTTTCATTGCGTGTATCGTTGATAATTTTATTCTTGGCTTACTAAGATCCTCTCCTCGACTGACAAGAGATCTCATGTAGCTCTTGTCGTCCAAGGACATATTTACAATGCTACTACCTTGACATTTTTTTTCTGCAATCCATCCGTGGTTCTGGACTAACTCGTCATAGTTAAGCATTACATCTTCCTCGACGTACTCCAAGGTTTTAGCAAAGCCTCTTTTAATAACAGCATTAGGCCCCTGCTTTGGTGCAATCTTGTACAACGCACGAATAAGCGAAACAGATACCGATAACCCTTCGACCAAAGTATTCCACGTTTCTATGCCCCTCATCAAATCTGGGTTAAGACTAGGTACGCCAAACCGCTCAAATAAATACCCGTTCTCCCTTAGTTCATGTGCAATGGCACTAATTACTTTATTGGTTCGAGCCATGATCGTCCAAGAACCCTGATCAATGTCTACATCATACCAATGAGAATGATAATTAATCGTTCCCTCATGCTTTGTTGGCAACCAGTTCTTTTCATACCTAGTGTCTATTCGTCTAACTATTCTATTAGCAAGTGCGTGAACTGCGTTGGGCACTCGATAACTCTGCTCTAAAATCTCTACATCATCACAGATTTCCATGAACTGCTCCACTCGAACGCCCATCCATCTGTGTACTGCTTGATCATCGTCTCCTGCGTACCATATGCGTTCCGCTGAAGACCTTAACAGCTTAACTTGTTCCCATTGTAGCGGCGTAAGATCCTGTGCCTCATCAACGATTAAAACGTCTAAGGAAGGTGCAGACCCTTGATCAACAAACTGCTTAATCATGTCTGTGTAGTCGTATTTACCGTGCTCAGATTTATAAAGAGAGTACATCTCATCAACCTTCTTTAACATAGGCCAACTCAAGTTGTAGTTCCGAGAATCATTGTACTGTTCTTCTAGCGATATCATACGCAAGGTTGCTCGACCTATTTGCTCTAAGTACTTGTTCCCCTCTTGCACTGAAGCAGGAAGCAATCCATCTGCTAGTGCAGCCGCAGTGTTATTGTCAAAGATCAAGCCTAACTCCAGACCTAACTTTTTAAAATCGTACCTTGAGATAACTTCTTCGGTTTTCATGCCTAACCACTGAAACCCAGTAGAGTGTAGTGTTCTAAACCAAGGCACGTCTCTATCAGATAAACCTAGTTGCACGACTGTTCTGCTCTTAGCCTCCTCGATGGCTTTCTTGGAGAAAGAAACAAACCCTATCTTCTCTGGCGGAGTTCCATTGCTTAACTCTTCCTTTACAATGTTAATCAACCGATAAGTTTTACCGCAACCGGGAGGCCCAAGGATTAATTTTTCACTCATCCTTGGCTCTCGGTCTCTGGTCTATCCACTCTTGGATATCTGTCTCCAGCCATCTTACTGTGCTATTTTTCTTAGCTTCACCAAATACAACAGGCTTTGGAAAGTTCTTCTCCTCCACCCATTTGTATATCGTTGATCGAGAAACACCGAACTTATCGGCTATCTCTCCAATCTTAACGTAGTTCTGGTCTCGCCACTCATTAGAATGGGACTTCATTTTCTAACTCCTTTTGATTAGCAGGTATTTCTACCTCGTTAGCTTCAAACTTAGGAACCCACCAGACCCTAATGTTTGTCCACTTGCCGCCTTCTGTCTTCACCTTATACTGACCGTGGCAGCTTTCATTTCCATTGAGATCTTTTAATCTCTGTTGGATTTGTGGTCTATTGTACAAGGTAAAACCCCTCTGTCTTAAAAACTCCTGTAAGCCCTTCATCGTAAAATACGTGTAGTTATCCTCTGTCCAAGGTTTACCCATAGACAACTCTTCTGGAAACTTAGCTCGAATCCTACTCATGCAGAACACCTCAAGGAGTTCTTTGAACTGACCAACACTGGTCAACTCTTCAGCAACATCTAAAGTTGTGGCGGAGGTTAACAAAGCATTGACCATTGGTTGCCATTCAGATGCTTTAGCCAAAGGAGGCATAAAGTTTATCTGCTCCATGCAAGCCCTTTGAAATTGTAAAGGCATCTGCAATTGCTCTGTTGTAATCTCTAAACGCTTGCCGTCTACATCTAAGAAATACAATCGAGGCTCGGACAAAAGTATCGTTAGTCCACCAATCTGCGGTACAGCCTCTGCATCACCTATACCAAATGCCCGTGACTTACACATTGTCTTATTGCAGTGACTTGCCATTGGCTCGTCCTTGCATGTGTAAAGGTATTCTTTTTTGTCTATCTGCTTCTGCAATCCAACTATCTCACTAGCTGGCAAAGGCGGTAGGCAATGCTTCTGGTTTAACTCTTCATGTTTATTCTTCCACGTATCTGGAAACTTTCTCTTCAAGTATAGCCCACCATTAAACATCGTCTTGTTTCTTGCTCCTTCTGGTATGCCCATTGAGAAAAACATCTGTAAGCAAGGTGGCGCATCTGAGAACTGTTCCCGTTGCGTACCAAAGTCAATTTTCTCTAAACCTGATATTGTCATCCTTTTCTTGTCTACCTCGTCAAGAAACTCCTCCAAAGTCATGTCATCACCGTTATCCTTAAAAGCGTAACGGACTGTATTCTCCTGATCAAAGTACGGTAGGTTAATAAAATTACCCACGTCTCCTCGATCTGCAAGGATACGATCTTGTTTGGGAAAGATCTCACATCCCGCGTAACCTAAAGCCGCAGACATCTCGCCTAAGTAATCTCGAATCTCGGACGCGCTTGTTTCTGTCTTCATAAACAAAAACAGATGTGCACCACCACTCTTCGATCTACAAACAACCAATGGTAACTTTAACTTTCGACACTTCTTTAAGACTTCGAGGTGATCAATGGGATAGGTGTCTATGTCTAGCACACCAAAATTACACAGGTTCTTATCGTTTATTGGTATTGATCCAACGCCCTTTGTTC